CATCGCCTTCCTGCTCTGCTAAGAAATAGCAACGATAAGCCTTCTGTGACACATTGTTATATGTCACAGTAACAACTTCTACCTTATGAGCCACCACACCGCCAGCAGGAGAAATAATCTCCTTACCACCAATGGTAGATGTCTTCTTGACGACCAACTCCTCGAAGATAGCCTTCATTCTCACCTCCAGGTAATCGGTGATGAGATGCGAGCGACCTTCTGTATCGGGAGTCCACGAGCCTCCGTTCTCGGAATTGAAGTTACCGACTAGCAAACCACTTAAAAGCTTCTGAATCTTCTCCCAAGTGATAGTACCTTTAGCGGTGTCATCGTTTATCTTTGAGATGAAGTGCTTACTTCCCTCTGTCGCGACCTGATTCTTAACCTGTGTAGTTGTTAATCCTGCTCCGGTTCCGCCATTTCCGTTTTGAAGAGACGAGATCTGCTGCTGAATCTTTTGAATGGTTCCAACCTCCTTGTCCTCGCGAAGTGTTATGTCGTATGTCGGAATCTTGCCATCTTCTTCCTTGATCGTGAGCTGGTCGATAGAGATAATTCCTTCGATATTGAGGTCTGTATCATTGAAGTTCATCAGGTCGCCAGCCTTCAGTGTATCGTGCAGGCTCTTGATAGTTCCGGTTTCGTCTGCCTGCGCCTTATCGTGCTGTCTCGCCATAAAAAGCTCGTCAACCTTAGGCTGATAGACATACCTTGTGTAGTCATTATTGTCAAGGAGCGCAATAGCATACTTAAGGAGCTTCAATGATGCGGCATTCACATACGAATCAGGAAGAGTGATGCCGGTAAGAACGAAATGGTCGCCATTCTTGATAGGGTAGTCTTTGTATGGAAACCAAAGCTCAAGAGCGTCATCCTTGATTCTCTCGATAGTAAGTCTCCACCTTCCGTCAACCTTGGCTGAGGATGCCACCTTGAATGTCCGACCACCACACATACCATCTTTCATAGAGATGGAGAAGTCATCATCCTTAAGGTCGTTGATGTCGAAATCGATAGCCTTGTTGAGGTATATATCAACATTCTTTACTGTTTCGTTGTCGCCAAACCTTCCGTCGTCATCAGGAGCAACTCCCTCATCAATCTCATCCACACGCACACCACCGATTTCCATCTCCTCGATGGTAGGGTATATTTCTATAACTCCATTCGTCTTATCATCAGTATCAAAGAACTGCGATGCCGAACGGAGTCCAATCTCCTCTATATTGAGAGAATCGATGTATGGTCTATATGGATCAGTAGAGAATTTATGCAGTTTCCCGGTTGGATTCACATACTTCTTTTCCTGTTCAGTAAGAGAGTCGTAGAAATCACTCAGCGATACGTGAGGGAATCCAGGCAGCATAAGCCTGTTGATGGACATATTATTCGGAAGATTCTTTGCGTACTCCTTCATGGATGAAGGAACGACCTTCTTATTGAGACCGGACGTGATATACATCTTTGTATTTCCGGCATTGACCTGCGCAATAAACGCATCAAGCTTCTCCTTTGATTCCTCATCTCCGGTGTCAGTCTGTGTTCCCTTTAACTCGGAGTAGAACCTGCATTTGCCAGAGCTGCCAGACTGTGTTACATAACCGGTAATTGTAGTCTGAAAATCGAACGTTACCTGAAGGACCCATCCATTAGACTGCTCCTGGGTTTGACCGGAAACGACGTACTTTCTCTTATTCTTGAAATATGTCTCGATATAGTCGACATCCAGTTCAAGCTCGACATTTGTGCTAGCTGTAACCACTTTCGTGATATTCGCCACGTACTTGACACCGAGGTCCGCATAGTAATGAGAAGGAAGATTCTTCTCCGAACCATACGCTCTCAGTCTCGTAATGACACTCTGATCAGAATCTGCGTTCTGCACAATCTCGTAGAGTCCATTTCCGATACCATAAGAGAAAATATGCCCTGCCTCAATTCCTGTAGTACCGACATAGATATTTCTTCCTCTGACTATGAAATTCACATCCCACTTCTCGTTCACAAGCGCAAGAGCCTGCCAACAAGTCTGTGAGTCCACTGTAATAGACATCGATTCGATGACGTTATCTTCGGTTTTCTCACCATAAATCGACAACCACTCGCTTTCAAGGGCTCCACGCTGAACGGAACGGTCCTTGTTTCGGGAGTAAATCTTCCAAAGATCTGCACCAATCTGCTCGTCGAGGTTCGCCTGGATCCTGTCGAGCAAATCGTCCAAAGTCTGTACGAAGAATGGAAATTTCGGTAGGGAAGTGTAGTGGAGTTCGTTGTCGTTCAATACCACATCGAGGAATTCAGCCCTAGCAAGCTCATCCTGCAATGCGTTGAACTTCACACTGTCATATACGAAGCCCTCTCCGTATGTGTCGGGTCTGGCCTGCTTGTCTTTGCCCGGCTCGTAGTTGAGCTCGAATCGCTCGCCACGATAGACAATATAGTCTCCTATCTGAAAGTTGATAGGCACTTCATGCTTGAAGTTGATAGTCAAAAAGCATTCGCCCATCCAGGAATCAGAGTACTCCAATCCATGAACGGTTATCTGCTCTCCGTTAACGTCTGTCAGCTTCGAGCCATCCTTATGATAAATATTCCAAGTGCTCATTTGTATGCTATCCTAAATTTGAAATACTGCCCTGTGCATCCATAATTGGCTTGATGTCAGTAACAGGGTCGTTAATCTTGAAAGTAATAGAGAGGACCAGCAAGTCCTCGCTGCCCGGATATCTGTATAGGTCCGGATCAATGCTCTTCAGTCTCACATGCTGCCTTCCAATCTTGTTGAAGTCGCAGTACATTTTCATCATGCCAGACTTGCGGAGATAGTCGATGAAAGCCTTACACTTCTCGTTGGCACCGAAGGCATCACCCTTGAACAGGAACTTGACCTTGTTCTCGTATGCTGCCATATAGAGACCGTCCTTGCCAATATACTCATCGTCGCCATGCTCGTCGTGCCATTCCCTTTTAATAGGCTCCTTGACAGAATCACAAGGCTTGAACGGACTCTCGCTAACGTACATACCGAAGTCGGCGATGGAGTCTTTCACCTCATTCCCATCGCCTTCCTTCTGCATGTATATCCTGAAATAATCTTTCATACCTTAATTCAACTTTTTATAATTGCAAATATACAAAAAATAGAATAAATATGCAAAAATATGCGCATAAATATGCGTTAATTGAACTTAAAGTCGTGTCTATCCCTGATATTGACTGGTCCGGTAGCTTTCACGACTGTTCCTCCGTATTGATAGACGAAGCACTTTGCGGCATCTTCGCATTCAACATGAAGCTCTGCACCATCTAACAGATTGACAAACACCCTAGAGAATCCCTTAACCTTCAGGTAAAGTGAAGAGTTGTGTCTTACGTATATCTCTCCACTGTCCATCCAGTCATAGCTGATATTTGCTACGCACTCTCCATTGAGGATGACAACCTTCGGATTTTGCAGGTCAACGTTCTCGTCAACATACACACCATGATCGTGAATAACATCACCAAAGTACTTCTTCATATCTTTGGTCGAAGGCCAGTTTCTTCCGATACAGAAGTCGATACCCTTAACAAACTTATCAACCATCTCATGTTTGGATGAGTTGTCATGCCACTCGGCGGTCCACTGAGCGCAAAGACCCAGTGAAACCGCCTCGTTCTTCATTCTGTCTGATAAATTTCTTTTTTCAAACATAATTATTTCATTTTTAAAGATTTCGTACCATTGATAACTCTGTTGAAGTTATCGTTCAACTCCGAGACAGTCTTATCGATTCTCTCTGCTGCATCTGCATTGCGCAAGGTGTTTTGAGCAATCAGGTTAAGCTGAGTCAACTGAGACTTTGCAATCTCACTCATCTCAGGTAAGAATTTCCCCTGCATCTCACGAACAACAGACAAATCGAGACGTATGCTGTTTACATAACTGGCTAGGAGATCAGCTGTCTCCTCTGTGATACTCTTAACAGAGTTGGTGGCAGATGAGCTTCCGTTCTCTCTCATATCAAATCCATTATTCTTCATTGCATCAAAGAGTCCGGTTATCTGAGGAGTTACTTTTTCCCCAACCTCGTAAAGCTGCTTTGCAAACTTATCCATATCTGTCTCGTCGAGCTGTCCCTTTTCATCAAGAACGGATGTAAGCCATTCGAGAGGTTTTTCAAGTGCCTTCTCCATGATTTTCTGAGATACGATATTCTTCGTAACATCGCGAACCATGTCCTTCACCTTCTCCCTATAGGCATCTACCGCATCCTCGCCTTTAGCCCATGCACTCACGATAGTGTCAGTAAGTGTGCTTGCCCAGCTCTTCATATCGATAGAGTAAACGTCTTTAAGGAAGTCCTGTGCGAACGTCTTGATCTGTAACTCCATCTCCTTGATTTGCTGGTCGTAGTCGGCGAGTTTATCCTTATCCGTCTTTTTCTTATCATCCTCGGCTTGCCTCTGCTTCCTTAGCTCGTCTTCCTGAGCGTGGAGTAGGGCGAGCTGGTCTGCGTATGCGGAAGGATTCGTCTCCGTCTTCATCACAGCATCATAGGTCTCCTTGCTGTAGTGACTCAAGTTCTTGCCACCGAAGAAAGCCTTGCCCATATCAGTCTTGGAATAAGCCTCCCAAGCCTTATAGTCATTCTTGACATCGTTGAGCTTTTTAGTCGTATCTGAAGATCTCTCGTAAGAATAGATTCCACCGAGCGTCTTTTCGATAACAGAACTGATATTGCTAGATAGGTTCTTCAATTCATTCAGCTGTCTCTCTGCGAGCTTTATCTGTCTGTCGAGCTTAGCATCATGAGCCTTTGCAAACGCCTTGATAGGTGAAGTAAATATGCCGGTGACACCGGCAAGGATTCCACCAATATTGCCGGACTCCGCGCTTGTTACCACCTTTGACAGTGAACTTGACATACCGGAGAATGTCTCGAAGAACGCAGAAGCGTCCTGCCATCCGTCAGACTCAGTGTCAGCTCCGAGAAGGGAAGCAGTCTCTTTGATGTCATTGAATGCTTCACTCATTCCCTGGACATTCTGGTCGATAATGCTTACTACGTTAGCAAACTTATCAAGAGATTCTTTCGCCTTTGTTCCATCTTTAAACAGAATCTCAGCAGCCTTCATCATAGCCTTTCCACTGGCAATCATGCTGTCACCACGCTTGATGAAGTTTTCGTCTCCCATTTTGAGGCCAAGTTCGCGAACCTTCTTTCCTTCAGCAATTTTACTTGCTGCGATTGTCATCTGCTCACTGGCATCAGAAATCTTCTGCTCGGCCATTCCCTTTAGACCTCCATTGAGGAAAGTCTTCTTTGGACTCGTCAGCTTCGACAACTGCTCATCAAGCTGCTTGATTTCCTTGGCGTACTCTCTCGCATCGATAGCTCCGTTTTGCAGAGCCTCGTTGATATTCTGCCTGATTCTAGTCCCGATAGCCTGAGCCTTATCCATACCGAGAGAAACGATAGCTCCGTAGAAATTGAGATAATCAGAAGAGTTCTTGAACTTGTCGAGTTTAACCTGACCAATCTCCTTGTCTCTCTGAATCTCATATCTCGCCTTGATACCAGGATCATTCGTCTTCTTGATAAGTTTATCGTAATCCTGTCGAATCTTAAGAATCTTGTCCTCGTAATCTTCTGTCTTCTCGATGATATCGGCGGCATCTTGCAAAGACTTAACATAATTACCACGGAGGAGTTCTGTAATCTTTTTCCACTCTTCGTACTGATTTGGTAGCTTAAGCTTTTCCTTAGCTTCTCCGTCAGTCATGCTGAGAGAATCCTGAAGATTGAATATCTCATGGTAGTGAGCGTAATACTCGTCCATAAGAGATTGTACCTTGTCATCCATCTGGAATGCGTCAACCCATGCCGACTCAGCAAAGAATTTGCTACCAGTTTTTTCAAGAAGACTCTTATACAAATCCCATCGCTCAGACAGTTTGTTCATAGACTCGCTGAAATCAGCCGCCTTCTTTTCATACTCCTTTTTATCCTTCTCATCGAAGAGCCACTCTGCGACCTCGCGATAGATGGATGTCTGGAACTTCTTTCTCTCTGTGGTATTTATGCTGAATCCTTCAAGGAGAGAATGAACAGCCTTCTGATAGTCGTCAAGATTAAGACCGGTAACCTCTGGGAAGAGATTGTAAGTCTTCTTCTTTGCCTCTTCATCAGACATTATGCTCTTGTACTTCTGGTACATCTGCCTTGCAGACTTCAAGCTACTGAGTCGTTCCTGTAGGCGTTTAAGTTCTGCGTCTTCTTCGCGACCATTCCTGTTTTTGCCTTTCCCAAAGTTACCAGTAACCTTGTTCTTTCCAAGATCGTCAGAGATGTAACCTGCGTCAGCGATAGCTTTCCACAAATCGTACTTGTGTTTAGCATTCTTGTACTCAGAAGAATTCTTGCTTACTTTTCCATTGACTATCGTGTCAAGCTCATTTCTCGCAGCTTTGAGCTCCTTACGAATATTCTCACCTGTGGTCTCGAAAGACTGGTCTTGTACTTGCCTTAACGCATTGTCAACCTCTCTCGTCCAAAACTTACCTTTCTTTTTGTTTCCAGTGAAAGTTCCGTTCTTGTGAAGTCTTTGCCTTATAATCTCAGAGAAAGGAGTGTTCACGCCAGAGTTATACGAAGGCTTTCCCTGCTTTCCGTTACCACTGTCGCCTGGCCAAAAGTCCATATCCATGAGCTTGCTGATAGCCGAATGAAAATAATACAAGATGGTTTTGCTTGTAATATTTGCTTTCTGAGCCATCTTGTCCATCATGCTGGCGAAAATCTCAGGGTTTCGTTTTGCCCACGTGCGGAATTGATCTTGAGACAATCCGATCTGTTTTCTGACGGACTCAAGTCCTCTCGGCACGTCGTCATACATTATTTCGGACACATCATCGCTAGAATCCTTCGCTCTTTCCGCAAGTTCCTTTAACCAGTTTTCTGTCTCCTTGCTTCCGTTTGCAAACTTGTCGACAAATTTTTCCCAATCATCTCCGCCAATAGCCGCAAGCATCCTAATCTGCTCAGTAAGGGGCAGGCCCTTGATTTGGTTTGCTAGCTCTTCGTTGTTTTCCATCAAAGACCGGATAAAATCCTCCATTTTTGCCTTTGTATTAGAGTCGAGCTCGTCGAACATCACCTGGAACTTAGACAGAGATTCTTGTGCTTGCTCCACATTCTTTGCAATATCATCGTTCGTGAGTCCATTCAACCACTGTAACCATTGTGGAGTATCAGCTCCGATCATATCGAATAGGTTGTCGCTAACAAGACCTGTTGCTGAAGTTGCGTTATTCGTTATAACTCCATATTTATCAGCTAAGCCATCATTTGCTTTTTTCGCATCCTCAATTTTTTCTTTGAGTATGTCGTATTGTTTTGACAGGCTTCCTGCGCTTTCAACCTGCTGCTTGATAGAATCCGTGTAGTCATCTGAACTTTTCAGAATCTCCTTCATCGAGTCAACTTGCGAAGAAAGGTTGGACGCGTCTTTTGGGCCTAATCCAGACAGAAAATCTCCGTAACTTTTGGATTTCTGCTTAGCTCCATCAATCAACGTCTTTTCTTCTTCCTTTACTCGACTTGACCATTGATTGTACCCCATCAACAATGAAGTGATAGCCGTAATGCCGATCCCCCACCAACCACCGATGGCGTTGATAAATCCTCCGATCTTTGAAGTTGTCATGCTCCATACGGCAGACATTCTGCCTCCATTCAAGATGATTTGCTCTTGTTTGGCGGTTATTTGTCCCATTAATGCGAGCTGACTAATTATCTCCTTAGAAACCAAGCCTTCCTTGACTGCTCGTTGCATCTGCAATACGGACATTCTTCCTTCGAGTGCAGCCCTATTGTAGCTCGCGACAAGCGATTGCTTTTCCGACAGAATAGCAGCTTTCTTGAATACATTTTGCTGGGCAATCTTCTGCGTAATCTCTCCTTCCACAACAAGTTGCTGCTGTTCGATGGCATAAGACTTTAACTGGGCATTCATCTGCTGAGTATAACTCTTAGCAAGTGATCCAATACCCATCTTAGAATAAGCCATACCGCCGAGCTTCCTTGCAGCAAACACCGCTCCGAATGAAAGAAGGGCAGGAGACAGCTTGTCCAAAGCTAACACAAGGTCGGTTACTCTATTTATGATGAACGAGAAAGTTCCTCCGACGATATTCTTGCCTTCTGCGAACTTTCCTAGCATAATATCCCAGGCATCAATGAGCTTGTTCCAGCGACCAAGTAATGTCTCTGATAAGACGAACTGCATATTGTAGAACTGACCACCTTCGTCCGTCATCTTCCAAAGTACTTTCTGGACATCCTCAAAGCTTACTTGTCTAGCAGTAATCATCTTCTTGACATCTGCCTGGGTATAATTGTTCCTTCCGTTCTTTCCTTCTGAATTGTAAAGCTCCGTAATTCTCTGTAAGAGTGGAAGTCCAGCGTAAGCAAACTGGCGCAACTCCTTACCGTCAAGCCAAGAACGGGCCTTAACCTGACCATAAGCCAAGCCAAGTCGTTCGAAAGACACACCAAGACCTGATGCGATATCAGCGAGACGCTTTGTGGTATCATACAAGTCATTCGCCTCAACTCCGAATGCAGCCAGCTGTTTTACATCTCGGTTCAGCTCTCCAAACTTGAATGGAGACTGCAACGCAAGTTGCTGTGTCTGAGCGAACAGCTCGTCAGCCTTCTGTACATCACCAAGGATGGAGCGCAACGCAACATGCTGCTGAACAATCTCGCCGCCGGTCTGTACGATTGAATTGAAGAATTGCTGCGCGCCAAAGACAATACCTCCCTGCAAGAAGAGAGACTTGATGTCTCCGACTATGGATTGCATCTTCTTCGCTTCAGCGTTTGCTCCGGCGAATGCTGCTGCGAGGTCGTTTCGTGCCTTTGCGGCAGTTCTCGTTATCTCTTCTTGATGTTTTCGCTCAAGGTTTATCGCTTCCTGTTTTTGATCAATTACAGTTCGCATACTGTTTATCAGTGGAGTATATTCGCTTGCTCCTCTGCCAATAGAGAATAAATCTTTGATAGAATAACTACCAAGATTATTCATCGCACTGCGCAATGTATTAAGCTCTTGCGTAATTTGCGAGAATGCCTGTTGAAGTTGCATTAACTCTTGCGTACTTAATACATTCTTTCCACTTCCAAATAAACCTTGGATCTGTTGTCTTTGTGCTTCGAGTTCCTTAACTCTATCACGTACAAGGGATTCTGCCTGTTTTCTAGATACCGAAATTGCTTCTCTTCTAGCCTGGTTAGTTCGCTCCGTCGCTTCTCTTAGCCTATTTTCGGCAGCAATCATTTCTTCATTACGGCGTACGATAGCATTTCGCAACTCAGCGAGTTCTCTTTCTCTGACAGCTAACTCCTGTGCAGCCTGTGCTTCATTTTTCATCGCGACAAAGTTACCGTGCTCGGTTGACTGTCTGTCTCGTTCCAAAATTGCGGATTTCAGTTGCTGCATTTCCCTGTAACGCTCATTAAGCTCCTGCGCCTGTTTTGATTCGTTAACAAGCGTCACGAAAGCCCCTTGAGCCTCCATTTCCTTGTCGCGTCTTAAGATGTCTTCTTTTAACTTGGCAAGTTCATTGTATCTATTTGTTAAATCAAGTGCAGCCTGTGCTTCATTTTTCATCGCGACAAAGTTACCGTGCTCGGACTGTTCCTTGTCTCTACGAAGAATGTCTGCTTTTAGTTCCGATAACTCCTTCAGCCTTTTGCTGAGATTTGCAGTTTCCTGAGCCTGAATGCCCATTTGAGCCGCTATATTTTTAAAATCCTCAGCGATTTCTTTGCTATTCTCTCTATTAAAGTTCTTAAATAACTTCTCAGCAGACTTTCTTCCGGACTCAGTTTTTAGATCCAACTCCGAAAGTGCTTCTGAAATTTCTTTCAGTTTTGACCTAACATTGCTGTCTTTAATGTTTAAGTCAAACCACAAGTCACCTAAATTTCCACCTGCCATATCCTGAATATTTTAAAATTAGAGTTTATTGTTTAAGTAATCAGCAAGACTTATCTTCTTGCCAACGAGGCTTCCCTCGTTCTTCTTTTTCTCCATCCACCTGTCGTAGAGGTCATCCATCTCCTTCTTGGTATGCTTCTTCGGACCGCCTTCCTTCTTGGTCTTAGGATAGACGACAAGAGGCTGGTCTGCAACCATGAGGTCAATCTGCGCCGATGAATAGCCCCACCAGTAGTCGTAGGCCGCGATGAAGTACTTACGCTGAAAGAGGAAACCGAACTTCTCCGCTAGTGAGAAGGCTGCTCCCCAGCTGGTTCTGCTTGGATAGCTTTTGCTTCGCTCCTCGTCATCGTCATCATCACGTCCGTCATCCCGGTCGCTAATATGGTAGCCAGTGAGAATGCGTTCGATGGAATTTTTTTTTTAGAAACATCTAGGACCCTCAGAACCTCGGTCACATCCACATCCTTGATGTAGTAGAGCCAACGCCAGTAGATCCAATACAGGAATCGAATCTTCCAGATGTTGTTGAGAAGGATGCAGACGCAAATCTTGACGTTGCGCTTCCATTCGTTCTTCTCCTTAGCCCTGATATGAGAACACCTGATCATGGTTCCCTTGCGAAGCCAGCCGAGCTTGTGCTTCTTTCCACGGAACACGAACTCGGTAGGCTCGTCGTGCAGTACGCTGTCGAGTAACTTCTGCAAGTCCACTGAAGGCTGCTCAATTTTCTTTTCTTCTGCCATGATTGCATGCTATTAAATGAGATAGGGCGGCACGGCTGTTGACTAGCCTGCCGCCCAACGGTTTGTTATCCTGAATCTAATTACCTAAAGAAGCCTTACACGTCGCCAGTTGTTGTGCCCTTAGTAAGCCAAGCGATACTGCGCTTACCTGCACCCTCGATAGAACCAGAGAACTTGAATGCAACCGGCTCTGTACCTGAGTTGTCCCACTGCAAGGTAGCGTAGAGAGCGATATTGGTGATAACCATGAGGTTCTCCTTCTCGTCGTCAACGATAACGATAGTGCCCTTGATCTTGAACTTCTTAGGCTCAACTGCGATACCTGTAAAGCCGGTAGTAGCGTCGAGGGTAGCGTCACCTGTACCCTTCAGAGTAACCTTGGTCAGCTCTGTGATAGCATCCTCGCCGAACATAATTGTCAGCAAGTCCTTTGCCTTTGAAGGAACAACGAACTCTACATTGAAGTCGCCGAGCTCAGCTGTAGTCGCCCAGTCGCCTGCAAGACCGATAACCTTGTAGTGGTTGATGGTTGGGTCATCCATAGTCGCCTTCAGCGAGTCAACGGCAACCGGAAGCTCGACCTCTGGGGTGATGTCAACTGTAGCCTTGCTCAAATCGGTAATAGCCTTTGAGTAGAGCAGAGTTTTAGGACCATTGAAAATGTCCTTCATCTTGTCAATAGTTGTCATAGCCATAATCTAAAATATTTTAAATTGTTATACCTGAATACTTATCTAGTACGTAACCTTCCCTGTATGATCGTCACGGAAAAACCTGCTCCGTCGTCAGCCTGGATAGCAACGTTCGGTCTGGTAACGATGATGTTGTCTGTTGAAATTGGAAATCTTTCGAGGACAGCCTTGACTTTCTTATCCATTTCCGAAGGACTGAAACCGTTCGGATTCGCCGAGGAGGCCTTATCTCTTACATACACCTCTATCTGGATAGTGGTAGTATAGTAGTTGTAGGAGCCATCGTAGTTCATCTCGTTGTTCCTGATTGTGTACGGAGCACTTACGACGATGTAGCTACCTATTTTGGTATCCACAGCCTTAGGACGATTCCTGGGGTACACCTTGTCGCATATACCCTTTACGGCGTTCCCTAAGTCGAAATATATCTGCTTGATATCTACCATAGCTTACAGTTTGTTAAAAGTTGAACTATTGGCGTACACTACGCAGGCATCGAACATATCTGGAAGAGACTCGTATGTGTTGTAAACTGTCTCGAAAATGCGGTTCTCCTTATCGAATACTGCATATTCAACAGGACATATCGCAACGAGTGCCCAGTCTTTCCCGGTAGATTTCACCTTTCCGACACGTCCGTATAGAAGGTTAGGACCCCACTGGTGGCCGCCACCGACTGAACCGGTGTAGCCTTTGTTCTCTCCTCCGTCGTAGTAGAACGGGAGATTGTATCTCTCTCCTTCTGCCAGGGTTACTCGCGTTGGTGCTTTTTCACCCTTCGAGGCACGCACCATGTAAATGAGCTTGCCTTTGTAATACACTGCTGCATAGAACGAAGTATATGCGTTACCGGTGATATTGTAGAACGTCCTGTTCTCTTTGAAATAGTTGACGGTTCTGTGAGCAAGTTCCTGCATAATCGCAAGCATCTTGTCATACGCCAGCTTTTCGACCCTTGGCTTAATCTGATGCTCGAACTGCGCTCCAAGAGACAGACGCTTTCCGATAAAGTATTTCGCCATAATCTAAACCCTTGTCAAATTCCAATATACAACAGTCCTGTTATTATCCGGCTCGCAGTCCTTAACCATACCTACCTCGGTGTTGTTGCCGACAGTGGAGTAGATGGTGTCGCCGTCAAGAGGACATCTGTCAGCATCCCATTCGTCATATCTGACCGGAATCGATGCCTTCCTCTTGTTCTGGTCGACGTTCTTGTCTCCCTCTGTAGTAGTATCGGTGTAGCTGCGGCCTTCGCCATAGTAGAGAATGATTTCCTTGTCCTCACCAACTGGAGCATCATCATCGGCAAACGGGTCATCAGGGTCGGCTTTTCCGACGACCTTCCTCACGATCTTGATGATGTGAGGGTATCTTGGGTTTCTGATGTTTTCCTTTTCCATACGCCTTATTTGATAATGTGAGGGAGAGGTTCTCCCCAAGGAGAATAATTCGCCCTCTTTACTCCGTGGGAGGTCACCCGGAAGGTGGACTTCTTCTTGAGCATCGAATCAGGCTCCAGCTCTGCATAGATAGCGTTAGCCTCTGCCTTCATCTCGCTCCTGTCGTTGTCCGACATGTCATAGCCACCTCCCGAATGAGTCCATCCGTTATCGGAATCGGAGGTGTTATTCACCTTGCTCGGACCAAGAACAAACCATTTCAGCATGTCGGCATAGGCAAGTCTCACCTTGTCCTTGTCGCAGGCTTCGAGGTCGATGCCGTTTTCAAGCTCCCTGTCGTGCATGATGCCCAGCAGAGCCTTCATCGGCATCTCGAACTTCACCTTATTAATAAGGTAGTCGTTCACAGTGTAGATATTCATCTCCGAATCCATAGTCATACAATCTAGTTACGTTAAAGAATTAACCCTTCTGGGTAATATCGATAATCCAACGGTAAGGGAAGTCGAGCATTGCTGGAACAGCAGCAAACATCAAGTCTGTATGCCACTCCAGGTAATCACCGTTGGCGATTGTTGTGTTGGCAAGCAAACCAAGACCGTCGTTGGTTGTTGCGAATACCTTGTCAACAAGTTTATTACCCCACTTCTCGAACATCTTCTTATCCTTGATCTCCTTGTGCTCGAACTCGAAAGCGTTACCGCGAGGACGAAGAACAACGATGTTGTCAGACCAAGCCTGCTCTGTCTTCTGTGTACCATCGAAGAGAATAGTAGTTTCTTCCTCCTCTACAAGTTCGATAGGAGAAAGGCCCTGGATGTCTCCGAATGCCTTCAGGAACATATCCTGATTTACACCATAGTCCTCAACGTAAGCAACATAGTGAGCTTTACACCAGTTGATCCACAATTCCTTAATCTGTTTGTTCTTCAAGAACACATTGAAGAAGGTGTTGACGGTCATCTGCCAAACGAGAGGCTGACCCTTACGATTGAATGTTTTACGCCAGCTCTCTTCAAGAACTCGCATCTGCTCCAGAATATCGCAGGTCTCATCAGCCCAAGCAACCTTACCGCACTTCTTGAAGTTATCGGCAGGCATATTGGTCTTGTGGATTGGAGCCTGAATACCACGACCGATACCGGTGTAGTCAAGCTTACCGGTAGAAGCAAGCTTCGCTGTCATGAAGTTCATTGTGGTATCAACGGAGTCCATCAACTCCTGAACCTGGTCTGTCCATTCCATAACGACATCGCGGTCGTTACCGAACTCTTCGAACTGGTTCATCAAATACTCACGTTCCTCTGCGTTCTGGTAGATACCGTCTGTGATAAAGTCTGGAATTGTTGCAGAGTAAACCTGCAAGCCACCCTTATCCTTCTGGAAAGAACCAGCCAAAGGAGCACGCATGTTAGCCAATGTAGCGGCACGAAGTTTCTTTGCCTCGACAGTGAATGTCGCAACACCCTTTCTGTTGGTTGGTGTCAGGTCAGCAGCAATACGTCCCTGGGTCTTCCACCAGCCATAGTTTACGTGAAAGATGTCCTTTTCGTCAAGAAACTTCTGGAGGTATTTGGTGTTGTCCTTACTAGAGAAGAACTTCGCCATCCTCGAATTTTCAATATTAAACTTTGGCATATCCTAAATACAATCTAATAGTTAAACAATTAGTAGTTCGTGTAGAACAACTCTGGGTAACGGCTGATATTCATCGCCTCCACAGCTGGTGGAAGTGGGCTCATTCTGTCCTTGATAAAAATTGCATCCGGTCCAAGTAAGCATGGCGTAAACATCATGCGAGGCTTCTCGAACTCATCGCTACCAGGAAGAGTGTAGAACGGCATGTCGTAGTCGTGAGGAGCGAAACAGTTTGGATTAGTCACTACAGGGAGTGTAGAACCTACCGCAGCAGCCTCAACGAGCACCTGACCAACTGTCAATGCACCCAAAGCGGCAGACAGTGTAAGTTTCCAAACATCACCTGCTGTGGCATCGGTTGTCGCCTCAACAGCTGTGACAGAAACACCAGTTCCCTTTGTCTTGAAATCCTTCTGGGCTACCATGATTTTATCGCCAATAAATGGGATGTGATGGTAGCCGTCACGAACGATGTAGATGTCTGTGTCAGCGGCACTTGTTGCCTTAGCAACTGCGTAAGACTTCAGAATCTTAATAGTGCCACCCTTGTTGTCTGCAAAGCCAAGGCTATGCTCAACGAGGTCGCCTGCATAGATCTTAGCAGGGCCAGGGAACGGATTAGCAATGATACCACCGATAGGAGGGTACCTGAAAGCTTCCTTAACAGCACCTTTAAGATTGAAGTACACATGCTTCTGACCGCCAATCTCAGCCGATGCCTGCAAGAGCACCGCTCCATTGAATACCGCACCCTGTGCGTTCATCTGGTCGTAATAATTGCTGTACTGCATAATCTTTTTACCTTAATTAAATGTTATCCTGAATTATTTCTTGACAGTCGCCTTTGTAGCTCTGTCCTTGCAAATATCCTTAATGTCGTCCCATTCATGCTCGTCGAGTTTCTTTTCCTCACCAGAAGAAGCACTAGAACCCTTTCGTGGTACAGCATTTCCACCGTTAGCACGCTTATAGTCGGCAGTATAGATATTTTCTGCCGTCGATACCAGTTCTGCAACATCTGCATCATCAGATATCTCCAGCTTAGAGAGTGCAGTATCGAGGAAAAAGTCGTTCAATTCAAGGTTTGCCTTGTCGAACTTATCCTTCAAACCTGCCTTTACAGACTCGATGGTTGCCTTCCTTGCAGCCTTCTTGTCTCTTTCTGCGTTAGCTTCCTTGAGGGCTTTGATTTCTTTGAGAAGCTCGTTGTATTTGTCGTCAGGATCGTCATCCTTGTCAGCCTCCTTACGCTTGCGCTCCTCTTCCTCTTCCTTCTTCTTGCGTTCAGCTTCCTCCTTACTCTTCTTTACCTCGTCAGAGATATTCTTGTGCAAGTTGCCGTTGATACGCTTCAGACGGTTTGCTAACTTGGTAACCAACTTGGAATTTGCTTCCTCGTCATCACCGAAATCTTCCAAAACATCATCAAGTTCCTCATTGATGGTCTTTTGGCTAAGTTCTTTGAACTTGGTGGTGTCAACCTCCTTGTTCACTAATGCTAAGAGTTCCTCTCTTGTCATGTTGTTTGTTGATTTAAAATGTTATCCCGAAAGTGGTCCCTCCACCTCGAAAACGTATAAATATACCTTTTGTTTGCAAATATACGAATAAATATGCAATTATTAAAGAAAAAATTGTATATTTGCAGTATTAAAATGAATTTTTATGCAGAAAGATGTGTTTTCAGGATTAAAATTGGATAACGGAGAGCCTATTTACACTCAAGAGTATATCCAATCATTAAGAGATACCGACAAGAAGCATCCCGACAAGCTGAAGATTATAGCTCAGCGTGGCGGTCAGGAACGTATGCTGTCTATAGACGCTGATATTAAGATAGTTGGCGGCTCGCGAGGCGGCTCTAAATCGTTCTCATCCCTAATGGAAGTTCTGAAGGATATTAAAAATCCAGATTTTCATGCAACAATTCTTCGTAACGAAAAAGATGACTTGCAGTCCTTGGTGACAGACTCTTATAAATTGTTCTCCCAATTTGGAACTTACAATAAGTCTCAAAATGATATGACTTGGAACTTCAATAACGGAGGATGGCTTAAATTCTCGTACTATGCTGGAGCATATCAGGACTTCAAGACACGATTCCAGGGTCGCCAGTATGCCTATGTCTGCATCGATGAGGGTACTCAGTGCCCATACAAGAAGTTCAAGTACCTCTTGACCAACAACCGAAACGCAGCACATATCCGAAACCGCTTCTGGATTACCTGTAACCCGGACCCGGAATCTTGGGTGAGAAAGTTCATCGACTGGTGGGTTGACGAGAACGGCTACATCATACCGGAACGGGACGGAGTTATACGATACTGCTTCATGGATGGTGATACTCCGGACTCAATCTACTGGGGTAACACGAGAGAAGAGGTGTACGAGCAGTGCAAGGGCATTATCGATAGCCTTTGGAAGGACAGCTACGAGGAGCTTGGCTACACAAAGCTCGAAATGTTCATCAAGTCGGCGACATTCATCCGTGCAGATGTATCTGAGAACATCAAGCTTATCTCTACAGATGCGTCATATCTCGCCAACCTTGCCCAGCAGGACGAGGAACAGCGTATGCGAGACCTGGAAGCCAACTGGAACTGGAAAGCTGCCGGCGACGACATGATCAAGATGGAAGACCTTGAGGAAATCTACGACAATGCAGAACAGACAGGAGACGGAAAGCGCAGAGCCTCTGCCGATATCGCATTCACCGGAGGCGATAACTTCGTAATGTGGCTTTGGGAAGGATGGCATTGTAAAGACTTGGTTGTTCTGAGGCTAGACCCTAAGACGCTCGTTTCTGTAGTTGAGGCCAAGCTGAGAGAGTGGGGCGTTGAGGAATGTAACTTCACTTACGATATGCAGGGTATCGGTCAGTACTTCAAGGGATTTTTCAAGGATGCTGTCCCATTCAACAACCAGGCAGCACCTATCGCTCAGAGCCATCAGGAAGAGGAAGGAATCAAATACCTTTACAAGGACTTGAAATCCCAGTGTGCATTCCTGTTCTATAAGATGATAAAAGAGAAGCAGATTTCCATCGACTCAGCCCTGCTTGAAAGAAAGTATTCCGGAAACGGATTCGACAAGGTTCCTCTCAGACAGATTCTTCAGAAGGAGCGTAAGATGCTCAGACGTGACGAGAATAGCGATGATAGGGGATTCAAGCTATTACCTAAGAAGATTGCCAAGAAATATGTCGGGCACTCGCCTGACTTCTTTGAATCTTGGTTCTACGTAATGATATTCAGTTTAACAAAAAAGAAAAATAAAAAGGTAAAAGGATTATGGATGCTATCAAGGTAACAAATTTCAGAAAGATTCTGGTAAAGAAGCCTTTCTTTGAACTCACGCCAAAGGGGTACATGACCCACGATGGCTATTGCAGGAACGAGGTGTCCGATAATGAAGACCCTCAGATGCCGCAAGATACATTGTACAGAGTGATTAAGACTCAGAAGGACTTCCTTCGTGAGTTCTATCCTACGTCCCACAAAATCTTCGACAAGAATCTCTACCCTGACATCTGGAGAAAGAACCCGGAAGACGGGAAATGGTATGTCCAGGAGATTCAAAGAACGGCATTTGCTTTCCAGCAGGTTATTCATACGAAGCACGTTCTCCACATGACAGGTAACGATATTCAGTTTGAGCTTGCTGGTGATCCAGAGATGAAGAAACAGGAAGAGTATATCAATCTTCTTGCCAAGTTCAAAAAGGGATGGTATATGCACGATATGGAGATTCGCCACTACGAGGCTGTAAGTTCGTACATGAAGGTTGCTGAAGCTGTTGTAGTCGGATTCTTCGATAAAAACAAGAAATTCGGTACTCGCACATTGGCTTTCGATAGAGGAGACACATTGTATCCTCAGTTCGACCCTCTTACTGGTGAACTCGTTGTGTTTGCTCGCAAGTATTACGACTTCGACGAGGAAGGTAATGAAAAGATTGAATGGGTAGAGGTGTGGGATGACAAGACATTCTACCGCTTCAAGAAGCAAGTTAACGAAGGCAAGGTCAAGGAGACTATCAAGAGAATTGCCAAGATATTCGGAATCGACGACTACACTTGCGTTGAAGAGAAAGCTCACGGCTTCCCATTTATCCCTGTTGCATACGTAAGAAACGATGACGGCCCATGCTGGTCTGTTGTACAGAAGAACATCGAGGACTACGAGGAAGCTTTCTCTTATCTCTGCGAGAACAACAAGGCTTACGCCTTCCCTATAATGAAGTTGAAGGGCGATGGTGACGACATTACCGTTGTTGGAGATACAAACGGATCGGCTAAGATGATTCAGATTACCGATACGAATGGTGATGCTGACTTCATTAACGGAACAGACGCTTCCGATGCATTTGCGACACAGCTCAATAAGTCGTATGACCTCATCTATGAGCTTTCGTTCACAGTAAAGCCACCGGAGCTGAAGTCGGGTGACCTTCCGGGCGTTGCTATCAAGCTGCTCTATTCTCCTGCCATCGAGGTTGCTGAGAACGATGCCAAGAAGATGCATCCGTTCCTGGATCAACTTGTTCGTATCTCAAAGTATGGTATCGGAGTTGAAGAAAACTGCATGGCCACTATGACCGGTCTTCCTATTCACGCTTGGGTGGAAATCTATGTGCATCAGAATAAATCTGAAATAATCACAAACTTAGCGACAGCTGTTCAAAACAACTTCCTCTCAAAGCAGACTGCATCTGAGCGTTGCCCAGACTTCCCAGTCAACGACGAATACGACCGCATTATGCGAGAGAAGAAGGAAGAAGACCAGCAAGACCTCCTTATGGATATGCAACGTGCGGATAACGAGACCGAGAATGCTATCGAGGAACAGAAGGCAACGGCGAGGATTCAGAATGGAGGCAGCGGAAACGTACGTACTGGTCGTGGCGCTGGCAGGCCGAACAAAAGCGGTACAGACTGGGATGAGAACGGCAACTGGCCGGGCCGTAACAACTGGAAGACCGTAAAGAAGTAAGCCTATGGATGAGTTAAAACGTTCTGTCGATTACAGCAGGAAGCGCTTACAGGCAATCCGAAACTGCGAGGACCATGTTGCTGATATCCTCTGGAAATCGACACAGAAAATAATTGCCGCAAGTAAGCGATACAGAGGTGCGGGCAGGCTCACAAACGAGTCAGCCCTGCTCTCTTATGCCAAGAATGTTACTGCTGAGGCAGAGGAGAGCATCAACAGCTACATCTCTGCTTATTCCAAGGCTTCATGCAAGATTCTCGGGATTGACAGCGAGAACATCGAATCGTTTCTCGTCAGCGACATCTACGGAAAGACGACATCTGAAAGAAACGCTGTCTATCTCGGAAACTTTGCGGAAGATATTGTAAGGATGATCAAGGCGGGTACTCTTATGGGATATTCAGACCAGCAGCTCCTATCTTCCATCCGAACCGGCTACAAGGACCCATATCACACATCAGTCATCACCAAAGCGAAGAGAAAGGATATCAACATCGATGTTCCTTCTTACGGAAAAGGCTACTACAAGAACGCCTATCAGAACATCGTAAGAAACGCTTCACAGGTGATAGCTTTAGCGTGGGGACAGACAGAGCAGGAGTATGGGCAGGAGCATAAGGCTATCGGATTCTATGTCAAGAGAGGAAGCAGCTATCCTTGTGATATCTGTCAAAGCGAAGCCGATGCCGGCATCCATTCTTTCAAAGACCCATATCCACCGTTCCACGTTTCGTGTTGTTGTTACACTTTATTTGCATTTAAGGATAATAAAAAGAAATAAGACTATGATTGAAGAAACAAAAGGATACACGTTATCCGTCGATACATACAAGAAGGCGAAGGCTCTCAAGATGAAAGACCCTCGCTATTACATCTACGCCAGTCTCCGCGGTTCTGGCATGTCCGTCCGTGACAGCTGGGCCATCGCATTTCAGGGAGAAGGAATAGGTGTGTGGGAGAAATCTTTCCTCGAAAACGAGATGAACAAGCTCGAAGCCCAGGAGTCCGTTCAGAAGAGAATCGCAGAGGTGCAGGGCAAGAAAGCGAAGAACGAGAATAGCGACGAACTCACCCAGGAGGAACTTATTAAGGCTACCTCGAAGGAAGAGATTCTGAGAAACCTCGTTATAGCTCAGCGAAAGCAGAAATTCGGCTCTCCAGAGTGGCAAAAGACGACAGCCATGATAGCAGACTATTCTAAGATTAAGCAGGACGAGATTGATACGGAAAATAATGTGATTCATTATTTCATCCCTCTGTCTATGCCTCGATGCTGTGAGGACTGCATTATCTTCAAAAATGGCCAGGCGACATTCCAAAAGAAGAGGAAATAGTTAAATTCGTGTTAAAGTAACTTTGTTTTACTAGAATTTCTGCAAAACCAAGTACCTTTGCAGGCAGATATACGTTCACAGATTCGTTCTGCTGTTCGTAATTCTGTTTAATTGGTTACGAGGGGTGGTGTCTTCACAGATGCCACCCCTCACTTTTATATTATGAAAGTAGAAGAAAAATATAAACTCAATCAGGGATACTTCTCTCCGGTGATGAGTTCAAGCGCAATTCGCACCTGATCTTCAAGCATATCGTCATTAAACGTAGGAAGAACGCCGTATGATGGCAGTTTCTTCGTCTCTGCGGCCTCCGAAATAAACTGGAGTGCCTGTACTAGGGAAGTATGGTCTTGAACGACCTCAAGCAATTTATCGCTCATTCTTGCCTCCTTCCTTCTTAATCTGTTCTGCCATCTCAAGAATAGTCTCGGCGTGCTTGTCTCGGTCGATGACTTCCTGTACTGCCTCATCACTTTCCTTGCGAAGCTGCTCTTCAGTCTTGCCCTTGTCAGCAGCAGCGTTCAGTCTCGCAGACTCACGGGCAAGGTATTCGTCACGAAGCTTCAACTTACCTGCCGTGTATTCTGCATCGCCAGGCAACGATGTATCCGCATACATAAGCTGGGCAAATGCCTCGATGATGTTTCCATCGTCCTTGGAAAACTCATAATGGTCTCCTACAGCAACAGGAATACACTCATCGAGTGCAGCATACATTGATGTACCGATAGAGTACTCAATTCCCCATGTGCCGGCAATGTTCGCAATCTTGATGAAAGGCAGCGAGCCTCTCTGTAAATGCTTCTTGATCTCAGCAGGAATATCCTCTCTGAGTGAAGCAACTTCTTTCTTAGACAAGCTCTTACTGAACTTCAGCACGGTGAAGTGTCTTGTCTTGATAGTCTTTCCAAATGGTAATGCCATGATAACAATATTTTAAAGTTCAACTTTTATTTCCTTATACTCGAAACCTATGCAAGATGGATTCTCCTCAGAAGTAACCCTAATCTCATTAGGGTTATTACAAACCCCATCCTTGAAGAAGAAACAATCCTTGCAAGTATATACTAGCGGAATAATGTCTCCGCAAGCATCATCGTCAGGATTTGCGTCTGTATATAAGTCTTTGCCCAAGCAATATGGGAACTCAGAATCTTCGTCATTCAACAATACGCAATCCTTGCAAGTGTATTTAGTCTGTGCCATGTTCCTTACGTTTTTGATATTCCATCAATGTCAAGATACAATAGTTAGCGCAGTCAAGAAGAGCATCTTCCAATGGTTCATTAGCAACTTGCGCTTCATTATCCTTCAACGTCTTGATACGATTCACTTCCTCTCGTATCTTTCCGTAGCCGTAGTTGATACCAAGCTCGTCATACATTTCGGAAAAAGCATTCCCGTAATCGTGATTTTTACACTTATAGGTATCGATCATCTTGTCGGTGATAGACTTGAATGTTTTAGCATCTTCAGCAGATGAACACTCGTGTATCTTTGGTTCAAGATTTTCTTTATTCAAAATTTCGCCACGTTTCATAATATCTTTAACTGAAAGCATGAAGACCTCGTTTTTAATCTCGTCACAAGTTACTTTTACAAATAAACAACAAGAATTGTCAATGGAAGGAATAAAACACCCAATTGGACTATCTATAACCTTAAAAATAGGACGGGTTGGGGTTGTAATGATTTTAAATCCACCACGAATCTCTAAATCTGTTTTGTACCTTGGTAATACAGGGAAGTCTTCGCCCATTATTTGATAATGACGAAATCTTTCCACCTCTTCTTCGTATTCTCTCACTCTGAACGGAAGAGCAAACTCTAATCCTATCTTAATATCTTCTTTCTTAATCATAATCTTCGTTTTTAATTATATCTATAATATCACGCTCTTTGAACTGATATGGATTGAACCTTCCACCTTTAACGACACAAAACATGCGCCAATTAGCCTTGAAGTCTATTGCTAGGGTTATTCCTGGATCGAAGTAGTTGTTGTCTGGAACTTTGAACGTCACCCAAACATAACCACGCTTAGAGTCGATCTGGTCGACAATTCCGCAAACCAGATTATCATATTGAAAGACTCTGTTTTTGAAAATTTCCTTTTCTTGCTCTTCGAGTTCTTCGATAAGATATGACGCAGGTGCAATAAACACAGTTCCTATGTTAGTATCTTCATAATTCATAAGCTATTTATTTTTTGTTATTCATCATATAAAAAGCTCTAAGAGCCATAACCTCTGATGGATTGTGATAAAGGATAATACAGAAATCACCATGTTCTTCTGTGTGAACCTTTCGTAAACCACATTCCTTGATAAATCCATCCTCACCAATATAAGGGTTAAGGATCTCGCGAACCGCACTAGTATGGCTTGGTTGAACAACAATAACACCACCAGTTTCCCGAAGTTCTTCCAGTTTCTTCCACTGGGCTTCGATATTTTCATCTCCGTAGAATAAATCATAGCCATAAGGCTCTGTAATTTCTCTATCAATGCCCATTCCCAAAGGAAGGTCAATTAATATAATCGGCTTCATACGCTATTCTCCTTTTGTATGCACGTAGCCACAGATGCCGACGTACATGATGTATTTTAAGTATTTAAACATTTTTCCAAAAATCTACTATATGGAGGAAAATTCTCCGCAAACAACAAATCCAAACCAAGAATGTCCTTATGGTTTTTCTTCACTTCTTCTTTGCTAATTAGTTTCATCATTCTCAATCTCAATAAAATCTCCAATACCCAAACGAGCATTGTTGATGCAAGAAGCAATCCAACCCATCAAGTAGGCAGAAGGCTCGCCGCCGTGTTCCAAGTCAGTATATTCCTCGATGGCATCGCAGACGTGAGAGGCTTCGTGGCAGCAATAGTTCATCGACATAACCTTCTGACACGGAAACGATACAAGAACGCCGCGCCTTCTGTCGCTCTTTCTGACAGCATCGGAATACGTAACGCCGCCGTAATCAATATCGGGAGCCTTGCACTTGTCAAAACATGAATCTATCAGCTCTTTCAAGTCTTTACCGATGTGTGCCCAAAGTTTCAAAGGGTAGATTCCGTTTTCGTATTCGTAATATCCTTTCTTCTTCATACCTCATCGTTTTTATGTTTCTCCCACCCTGCTTTTGAAAAGGTATACCAAGTATCACAAATGTCTAGAGCAAGAACGTCTCCTTGATCAATACATAAATCGCTTTTAATACCTTCAATATGAATATACATCACTGATAAAGCATCATAAGGATTACTACGACCTTCTGTAAGCGGATATTTATATAACTTGGTCTTGTATACACTAGTAACAATAGGCACTTGAAGAACATCTGAAATATTCTCTGTGCTAATCTCTATCGACTTCTTAAACTTCTTCATATTCTCAACTATTTAAATTTCTCGAAATAGAACTCAATAGGTCTATTAAAGTGCTCTTCAATTAAACCATAAGCTAGCGACATCTTTACCTGAAAAGAAGCTTTGCCATTAAGCAGGCCTTTCGCTTGTCTTGTAATCTCTGAGCGAAATTGTTCCAAACTCATATCACGCTTACGAAGATTGCAAGACCTGCAAGATGGCATATAGTTCTCCATACTGTCATCGCCATGGGAAACAACGAACTTGCCATCCTTGTCGCTCCAACACGAGTAACACCCTCGATTCTTCGGGACGAGATGGTCAACCTGCATATCCTTATACTCAATGCTCTTGCCGCAATAAGCACAATGCCCATCGTATTTGCGATATATTTTAAGTCTATCTTCTTTTTTCATAATCATTAATTATGTAACCTACCAATATGCCACTTTGAGCAAACCTTGCACAAGTAAGGATGCCAACCAAGTGCCTTCAACCTCGGATTCTGATTCAGAAACTCCCAAGCATCATCCTCAGTCTCGTATGCGACCTTCGCCTTCCATGAATGAACTTTTTTAGTCCAATGTTCGGGGTCTGGTTTGAACGGCGGTACTTTATTAGGATTGTGATGGTTATTCCTCATAGCTCAATGATATTAATGCAACTATCATCAATCGCGATATAGCAATCAAGCGTCTCGCGTCTGTAACCACCGAAATCAATAAAAATTTCAGAATCATCACTTGCGCAAATGAACTCTTTGTTGGCAAGCAATTCATCCTTCGTGATGGTTTTCTTAACCTCACTAAAATAAATTCTGCCAACCATAGGTGCATTGATAATGCCGCCGACCTTTACCACATCATCATCCGATGTTATATATATGATAGGTAAATCACCTTTTGCATTCTCAAAGAACACGTTATTCAGAAGCTCTGATTTAGTCATAATCTGTTATTTTTTAATTGATGATGGTTTGCGACCACGTTTCTTTGTCGTGTCGCGCTTGCTAGCAGTGTAATCCAATGACGATTTCTTAGGTCTGCCTGGCTTTCGCTTTACAGGAACGGCTTCTTTATTCGGCAACTGCAACGTCTCACATTCCTCATCTTCGCCAAATTCGTTCTCGAACTCTCTTCCTTCACGCTTCTCTGAATCGGCATCATAGGCACGCTTCCACTTGCGCTTGGCAACCTTCAACTGTTCTTTCTTGAACGCCTCTGATTCCTCATGAAGCTTATCGTAGTCTATCTCAGGTGCATCAAACTCACCTTCAATACTGCATTCGGGAGTTTTCTCAACGTCCTTTGATTCCATTTCCTGATGAATGCGGTCTTCCTCTGAAATGTATGGTTCATCGTCAACTTTCTGCTTATGACTGGCATTATACTCGTCAATGAACTCTTTAATTTCTTTCTTGGAGCATCCATCTTTCTTCATTTCTGCCAACTCAAACTCGAACTTCTGACGTTCAATGTCCTCAAATCTCGTTCCGTCCAAATCGCTTCCTTCATTGAGTACGTTGATTTTCTTGTTTTCCTCATCAGCTCTCATCTGTTTGGCAATGGCAATCTCCAATAACGCGTGATTAACGTCCGATTCCGTCATTTCATCGACCTCATAAGCCATAGGGTCTTCACCAAGCTCGTTTTTCAGAAAGTTCTTCTTTGCTTCGATGCATCCGCTCGGCAAAAACTGAGCCTCATCAAGATACATGTAAGGATGAATGCTCTTGATAGACATGATAGGACTCGGTGTACCGAAGTCTTGCAAAAGCTTCATGTATTTGTCCGCATTCTGCTGATAAATACAGTAGCATTCCTCCAAATTGCGCTTCTGAACAAGCACAACAGCCATTATCCAGAATGGGGCTTTGCCATCCGTGTAGCGTTTCGGCAATCCCTTCGTCTGCAACGATGCCGCTTCCAACGCCCTGTCAAGTGATTCTTCCTTTATTCGCATACATTCTCAACTGTTTAAAAGCATCCACCGACCGTAGAAGGAACTCGAACCTTCTGTTTGCCCAGACTTGTATCTAAAAGACACGTCCTACCGCCTTGCGGATGCTGTCGTTTCTATTTTCCGCCATTCTTCAACCAATCTTCAATCGTGGTACTGTCACCATCAAACGACTGACCGAAGACGTTTACCAACTTAACCGAACAAAGCAGATACGGAATGTTCTTGATGTTATCCGTTGATGGCTCTGTAGCATCCTGCACCAAAAACAACGCTTTCTTCTGTCTGTAATCGTCATACCACAGGATAAGCGAACCCTCCAAGTAAGCATACAGACTATCCCATGCTTTCTCGGCAGCTTTTATCTGCTCAGTAACGGAAAGCTCGGTTGTTCCGTCAACATCATACCCGAACACGCAGACTGACAACGTAGCGTTGGTGCTCTCATGCCTAGCATTCGGGTCAACGAACACTCTCAACGCGTCATTCTCAGGATAGCTCTCGGTATATACACCCTTCTGCTTACCCTTGGAGTTCAATCCTTCCAATGACTTGTAGCGGACAGAACCGCCGCCAAAATCATCCTCCAGACTCTTACGCAATCCGTCTGCCTTCCAAGCACCCTGCTCGGACTTCAAGTAACGCTGTATGTAGAATTTCTTTTCTGCCATATTCCAAAGTCGGTAATTCGTAAATCAAACATTTATGCTGCAAATATACGCCAAAAAATCAAGCCAAAAATGAACTTTACATAGTTTAACAAATTGCAAATTTGTACCATTTTCCCCATATCCCCAATTAAATATATGTTATCCGCATAAATCAGATTTTTCATATTGAAAATTTAACATTTGAACTATTTCCCATATAATAATAACACGTAAATAAGTAATTGTACCCTCGCGCGCAGCCGTAATGGGGGATGTCAACCCCCTGTATATAGTAAACTATATACTCATCCCCCAAGAAGAAGGCTTCGCATCAACCCCATATCAATATCACACAAAACTGCAATCAGTATATAGCAAAAACGAACCTTAAATCAGAGAATAACCTTACTTTTCCGCAAAAACAAAAATAGACGCAAATAACTCGAAAATTGTATTCTAAGACGTTCAAAATACGATGGCGATAAACTATACCGCAAAGCTACATAAAACGCTCCATAACGCACGAAAATAAGCGAAAATGAATATCTCGAAAACTTATGTAAAATCAAAAGTAGATATGATGTTCTAGAAAATGCTCAAAATTCGGTAGAAAAGCCGAATTATTAAAATCATAGTATTTTACAAAAAAATAAAAAATAAAAAATAAAAAAATTCGGACGAGAGCTGACCCACCCTGCGAGTGCCAAAAACGGGGGGTGGGGTGTGATTTGCCCTATATACCTATAAATCACTAAAAATCAGCGTTTTATTTGCGACAAAAAGGGACGTTTTCGGGCAAAAACGGCAAAAATGCGGCTTTTTCCGTTTCTGTTTTCGTTTTCTGCTGTTTTCTCCAAACATGAAGCGAACGAAAAAGCGAAAAGTAATAAGATAGGACGTTTTTGCAAACATGCAAGAAAACCCGAAAATCCCACAAAGTTTTCTATCTACCATAACATATTGCATAAATATACATTTTAATACTGCATAAATATACAAAAACTTGCATATAAAACCAGGGATTAAACATGCTGCAAGCGTATCAAAACAGAAAGATAGTACTAACTACATTATCAGCAAGAAAGCGGCTGCAAACAGACTCAAACGACAAAGTAAGTACTTTCTATCTATCATAAAGAAAAACGGCTGCAAACATCAAATAAAAGCGTTTTAGGCGTTTTTCCCTATATATAAGGTACACGCACACAATACATATATAAAAACGGATGCAAATATGATTTTATGAGGGTGCAAAGGTGCAAAGATAGGGAAAACAGATAAAAGCATACAATAACCCCGATTTAACCTATCATTTTGCAAAGTAGAGATTGCATTTTATGTAATGATTTAAGAAAATACAGTTATTTTCAAGAAAAAAGCGAGAAAAAACGTAATTTTTTGCCTAAAAATTTTGCAAATACAGAAAAAAGCCGTACCTTTGCATCGCAATCAAGAAACAACGAGATTACTTCTAAGCAGAGAAATCCTGTTATATCTATATTGCAGCTAGCCACCTGCGATGCTACGACGCTGCCAAAGGTGGAGGGGAGAAATGACGGCAAAGTGACTTGTCCTTTGTGTACGCAGCCCATGGCACTCGCTAAAATGCAAGCGTGCAAAGTAAGCGAGGATAAACAAAAAGCTATAAATTGTATATCTCAAAAAACCGAATGAGAATAAACGTATCGGAGTTGCTAGTAACTTAAACTAGTAGTACCAAGTAAATGAAAGAAGGAAAACGGATAGGCTATTATACGGAAGGTAGCTACATTTGTACTTATTTATAAAGCACTGAAACATTCTAAGGTGAGTAGTGAAAAGTTAGAGTAACGAAATGAACTGAATGATAAATGAAAGTCAATAATACATAAATAAGTACGGTTATTGTAGGCGAAAACCTCAGCCGTTGGCAATTAGGCGGGTTAATTGATAGCCACAAATTAGTAACTTAAAATTTAAAGCAATATGATGTACAATGAATTTGTTGAGCGTGTAGGAATGGAGGTATCATCTTCTGAGTTTGAGATTGTCAATAATATGTATATGTTTGCAGATGTTGATAAAGATGAGTTTTGCAAGTTGTGGGCAAAAATGAACTTTGCAAGAATCAAGACTGCAAAGGAACAAAAAGCAAAGGAGGAAAAGGAGGCGAAGGCTATCGAATATATAACAAAGGTATATAATAAGCTATCCACAAAGTTAAACAAAGATTTTATGGTTAACTTTAATATGTTAGCTATCCACGTTATCGGCTCTGCATCTTATAAGAAATTAGTAGATGCTATGCACGTATGCGGCATTATTGAGATTGATGAGTATTGCCCACTTGGGCATTATGTTTCTACTCTTGATACTTCAATAAATGAGTATTGGGATAGAGTAGCAGAAAAGCATATTTAAACAAAAACCCACTACCTTAAAAAGATAGTGGGCGAATCAAGTTAAAAGAAAAACTAATAACTTGGATTACTTCTAAGCGGTTGCAAAGTTATTAGTTTTTTCCGAATTAGCAAAATTAATTAGTAACTTTTAAATATTTTAGGTATGAAGACTTATAAAACAAATTATTCTGTAGCTGTAAATTGGTGTAATAATGCGCTTATCCTCTGCAACAATATTACAGAGATAGACCCTTCTGTTTATGATAATATGCGCTTTGAGCTGTTCGATGAAGAAGACGGCACACAAAGAGATATTTATCAGTGGTTTATTACAAATTGCACCGATGACGATGTGGAGTACCTGGAGCAAACATTCGGATTGCTTTTCACTTATTCAGACCTTTTGGATAAGTATATCCTTTGCGTTGACCATTTCGGCACAAGTTGGGATTACGTTGAATGGACAACTACAAACGAATTGGCAAAAAGAGAATTAGGAGAAAAGAAGTAATTAAAACTAATTGGAGGGCTATATATGACAAATAAAGAGATTGAAAGCTATAGAAATAGCTATAAGGTGGTTAATGGTATTGGCTTTTGTCGTGTGAATAATGATATAAACGGGAATCCCCGTTATGTAGTTCATTTTCTCGCTTTTACTACTGACGAAGAAATGAGAAACGACAATTTAAGCCAAAGCCAATTGTATGCAATTGCCAAAAAGCGTGCAAATGATTTGGGCTTTTCTGTTTATCGTGCCAATTGGTACGGAGGCGGTTTTGTCGGTCAATCTTATTCTTTGGTTGATACAGCAAACAAAATTAATGAGATAGTAAACAAGTAACTAAAAATAACCTTTGTACTCGCTTATTTGTGGGTGCAAAGGTACAAATAATATAAGATATGAAAAAGATAAGAATAAACATTTTGATAGACTTCTATACCAACAAATTGAGCGATATTGCAAATCGTGTATCAGTTTTAGCAGCCACGGCACAACAAGAAGACGAAAAGCCAAATTTTCACAAAATAACAAAGGAGGCTAGAGCCATGTTTGCCGATTACATTGTATTTAAGGCAAAAGCACGTAAATTTATAGATTTACTTGGTATGCCTTACGGTCAAATGTGGGCAAATGAATATGAATTGCGTGCTGCAAAGTACTTCGATTTTCTTTTAAACTAATTGGATATGGATATAACAATACCTTTTATTTTTGCCCTTATATCATACGTATTAGGCATTATTGTAGGGCGCAATTGGAACAGATACGTAAAAGAGTAAATAACCTTTTAAAACGCAAATAAAATGAGAAAGATAGAGCAAAGAATGGTTAACGCTATAAATAATAAAGTTAACTACAGAGAAAGTAATACAGAAGTAATTGTTAAGGGTGCAAATGTATTTGTACGCTTGTATGATACATATATATATGCAAAAGTACGTGGCAAGGTGTATTTTTCCGATGGTGGTTTTAATACGGCTACAACTAGCAGCCGTTTGCGTGCGCTTGGTGCAGACTACAGCACAAATAATAAATTGTGTGGCTGCAAACTTACTAGCCAAAAGGAAATGCTTAATTTGCGTTATTATGGCAAAAAGACAATATCATAAAACATATTGGATAGGTGCAAAGATAGTCGGTATCTGTTTACGGTTCGATTCCGTTTGCACCACAAAGTAACATTAAATAATTAGCAATATGAAAGAATTAAAAAAGTTAGCATTAATACTCCGTGCTTTGGGTATTACTGCAAATGTAGTTAGCGAAGAAATTACCTATAAAGGTGTACACGATTATGATAATATCTTTTGCGAGTGTGACAAAGGTTTAGTGCATTTCGATGTTTGGCACGAAGAGTTGAATGAATTTGAGTTGCATTTTACCTTCAAAAGCACTTTGGTGTATGATACCTTATATTTGGATAGTCTTATTCAGGTAGTTAGCGAGATAACTAGTACTATCGCTAAATTTGAGTGTTAAATAATAGTGTGTGTGCCCTTATCTTTTCCCTTTGGTACACTTTATCAAGTGGGAAAAGATAAGGCTATATAGAGTAAATAAACGGCTAAATTTAGAAAGTTATGAATAAATATAATAACTACACAAATGAACTGAAACGTATTGGAAGTACCTAATTATGACGGAAAACAATATGAAGAGTATTTTAAAGAGATTGCAACCTCTTATGTACTTTGCAACCTTACAGGAAGGCAAATGGCTTATGTGGCTGTAAAGATGGCAGCACAAAAAGAATTTGGTTTTAATGAATGTATGAAAGAGTTTGATATTGCTTAAAAGTTACTATAGCCGTGAGTAGTTAGAGACTACCTCCAAAAGCGAGATTTGGCACGGCACAAATAAAGATAGGAGAAACGAAAATGAAAAAGTATATTGTAACTTTGGCAAATATGCCACAGAATCAAATAGCCTGCATTAATAACCATATTGCAGTAGGTAGTCTTTTTGAAGTTGGCGAGAGTATTACAGATAATACCCTCCACTCTGGAAAGAATATTGTAGATGATAAGCGAGTTATTGATACATTGGTATTGTACAAGCAACATCATCAAATCGGGAATGATTGTATATCAATCTTAGAGCCGTTAAATGTGTAACTTTTAAACAATTGGATATATGAGAAAGATTCAAGTAAAAATAAGTAGACCTATCGGTCAATACAAATGTGTTGAAAGTTGGGGTAATACTTATTGGGTGGATGATTACACGTCACAGCAGGGCGAATTAATCCAGTTTTACAAAGGTGGATATACTTTGTTTTGTTTGGGCAAAAATGAATTTAGATACGTCAATTAAAATGAGCGACAAAGAAAAATTAGATAAAGAGTTATTGGATGTGTTCCGTAATAAGTTACAGAAACTTGGGTATTACATCCATATTGGTGAGGGCAAACGAAATACCTATAATTATTCTATAGATATACAACATAAAGATAGATATGGAATAATACAGGGCGTATATGTTGCCGAAATTGAACGAGCACAAATTGTAACTTGGATGGATGGTTTTTTAAGTGCCATCGAGTTTAGAAATGAATTAAATCTGTAAAAATATGAGTGACAAAGAAATGAATTTGGCTATCTTAAACAAGTTGTATGAGATAGCCGATAAGGTTTTTAATGAGGGTGTAAATGTAAAAGAAGGCAATTACACCGCATCAGATTTGGCAAAGATGAAGGATAGCGCATTTAAAGATGGCTATTTGAAGACTGAAAAGAAATCATATAAGAATGAGTGCAATAAGCAAGTAGAGAAAGATTGTTTTATTGCACCGATGGCGAGCGTGAATGTGCTATCTTTCGTTTGCTCATTCTGTGTAGTACAAATTTTTGCTTTGGTAGCTAAGTTTGAAAAGTTAGCTAGTATTGGTAGCAAGAAGAGAATGTTTATCAAGCAGAAAGATAATAATGAAGTACTTTGCACCGTGAAAGTACTTATCAACAAATACTACTCTAAGCTATCTTTGCATTGTGCGAATGATGATTTGCGCCCTGTTATGAGAAATATATGCTTGGATATTAGAAACGGCAGGGCAGCCGCTAGCGATGGTCACACGATGATGATTAAGGGCTTGGATGTGGTAAGCACGGAACATTTTACATACGATTACAATTTGCCTTTGGTAAACGGAAAAGACTTCAAAAAAATGTGCTCATTGGCAAAGTCTGGTAGTACACTTACTTGCAAGTTGGTACGTGAACCAAACGGTAATACATATTGGGTATCTGAATGCTGTGGATATTACTCTAAGACTGAGGCAAACAGATACGTAAATTTCTCTTCTGTATTACCTAAGATTAGTCCTGATAATCTTTGCACCATCAACGAAAAGACTTGGAAGGGCATTTCTAAATGGTTGAAGAAAAACAAAGGTTTTAATTCTATCGGTTTAGTAATAATCAAGCATAAAGAAAATGGTAATCGTATTACATTCACAATTAACGGAATGTATGATAATCATGATGGTATTGAGATTTCTTGCGAGTGTGAAAAAGTACCAAACAAGAATTTTGCGATTGGATTAAAGATTGATAGTCTGCTGAGATTTGAAAACTTCAATTTTGTACTTGGAAGATATGCTAATGAAGCTTTGGTATATGTAGGTAGTTTGGAAGTTGGTATGATGATGCCGATGCTTATTGATGATGAGTATGACGGATTCAAACTATCTGATGGCTACATTGGTGCATACGATTATTGTGGCTTTGCAGAATCTTTTGATATGCCTACAAATGAGCCTTCAGAAGACGTTATCCCTGCAAAGGTGGATAATGTTACAACTGAGGAAAAAGAGTGCGCTACAGAGGAAAAAACAGAGCAAACAAATAAATCTGCAAAGGTAGTATCATTGGATAAGCCTAGCAATAAGTTTAGCTTTGCGGCTATCGGTGTAAATGTAGGCGATAAACTTACATTTGTTGATGGCACAGAGGTTATTGCAGCAGAAGACAATAAGGTATCATTTTGTGGTGAACTGTTCACTTTGTCGGGATTCTGCAAAGAGTTCATGCCCGATGATAAGCGAACAAAAAGTAATTCCTATCGTGGATGCGCTTTCTTTTTTAAGGATGGTGTAAAATTGGAAAAGCTATTCAAGGAGCAGCAAAAGAAATCATTGGTATCAAGCAAAGAAGAAATTGCAGCCGTACCTGATGAGAATGGCTCATTGCAAAATACAATAAATGCGCAGGTTAAATTTTATCTTGAAAACGTTTGCTACATTCTTGGTGAAGACGGAAAACCGAGAAGATGGAACGTGATTAAGTATCTGAAAGAAACCGATGAATTTGTTGTTGAGTGTATGGATATACCTAACAAGCCAACTTGGATAGAGGATAGAAAGCAGTTTGCAGCTAGGTATCATTCTATGAGCATCACGGAAAGCAGATACTACTCCATTATCAATAATGACCCGATATTGAAGGAAATCTGCAAAGGGCAGTACAAAGAACCATTGGATAGCGTACCAAATGAGCATCAGGCGAGCGAGAAATGCACCGAGCGGACAATTACACCACCTGCAAATGAAAACGTCTCAGAGCGCAAAGAAACGGCTTCAACCGCAAAGGTTGTGGCTATCTCTATCGGTGTTCCTGTATGTTTGGATATTCCACCGAACAATATGCGGTTGGATATTGCAGCAAACAAGCCATTTCCTAAAGCTGTAGGCGATTGCTTATGTTGTGTTGGCAAAGTAGTACATACACTACCTTTGCCACCTCCACGGAGCAAAAGAATGAGTGAATTAATAACATATACAAACTTTTATAATACATCATAAAATGAACGTAAATCAATTAAGAAAGGCTATTAAGGTAGCCAAAACAGAAAGTAAGGTTATTTACATTACTATCCATAATAGCCGTTTTCATATTGACTTCAATAATTGCAAGTATAGAATAGACGGAACGAATGAGCTACTTATAATAAACGACTCATTTCTTGGAGATACAATCATCTTGGATATTCATCAAATAATGTTTATCGAAACAAATTTTAAACATTAATCAATATGAAAAAGACAATAACAAAAAAAGAGGCACTGGAATATATTAAGCAGAATATAGGTAGGTGCAATTTGTCTAGCTTCAATATAGGAACAACTTATGTTGATGACGAGAAAAATGAACTGAGTACTATAGCATTTTTACGTGGGTATGTTATTACAGAGGAAATAGAGTTTTGCGAGCATCTGAATGTTCCTTGCTTTAAGTTTCCTCATGTATCACCTTGTTATATGGATTTGCATGCAGAATATACATCTGAAAGTATATGGGGTTTAGGTACATTTGAATATTTCTATCTAACCAAATCAAACTTAGATGTATTGTTAGATTTTATAAGAATAATCACTTCAAAATAGTAGAAAGGGTTAAGCTATGAACGAATTGGAAAAGTTAATGATAGCAGAATCAAAGAAGATGGCTATCGAAAAGAGCGTGGAAGACAAAAAGGTTGAAAAGTGGCATGATGAGACACTTGAAAAACTGAGTTTCTTAGAGAACTACGACTGCGAGCTTGATAATTGCAATGATAAATCCAAAATACACATCACTCACGGCAGACAGATGATAGAGATAGCTTTGGTAGGAGATTATCGTGACACGGACAAAATTTGGAGATATGATTTGGATAAGCCGCTCAAAGTCGATTGGAGATACAATAGCGCATATGCCAATGACAAGTCGGAGTTAACTCTAGAGGAGTTCGTGAAAGCTTTGGTAAGACGTGGAATTATTAAAGTAGAGGGTTAAGCAATGAAAGTATATGTAGTTATCAATTCACACCAGCATGGACTGGGTGAGGCAGTTGAGGTTGATGCAGAAGTATTCTCAAACATAGACAAGGCTAGAAAAGCGATGGAAGATAAAGGTCTGAACACATTGGAAAGCTATAAACAAGCATTGGATTGTGACGATTTCCAAATCAGCGTTTCAGACTCATTCTATCACATCTCAGACAACGAGGGTGAGACGTGGGATAATTTCGATATTGTAGAACAAGAATTAAAGTGATAAGACTATGGATATTAAGAATGCAGCTCATTGCCCTATCAACGACAAAGACCTTTGTCTTGATGATTTAGTAAAAGATTTGTTCAATGATGGTCAGTACGCTTGGAACAAAGACAATACAGAAATGGTTGGATTTGTCGGCAACGAGCCAGTATTGGTACGTCAAGAAACAGACAACAAATTGTTGGTTAGATTCCTTGGCGATGCTTGGTGTCCTGATATTGTTGAGGAATGGGTGAAGAGAATTGAACATGACAAGAACAATGATGTAGATTACGTAATTGATACTTATATGTTTGGAGTGATTGAGAATGACCAAGAGCGTAAAAGTAGCGATTTTCATGTATCATTCTATTCATGGATAATAAATAACAGAAAGTAACGTTTTAAGTAATAAGAGATAGTATAGGAGATAGGAGAAATGAAGACAACAGAAATCATGAATGCAGGTGGCGCATCTGTAAAATACGACATCGTGAACATCGGCTGTAAGGACTGCCCTTACTGCATGATGGCAGAAGGTCACTACCTTTGCCGTTCCGACAAAAGCTGCAACGCAAAGGCAAACATGACCGATGATGATGAGCAAAAGCAGAAAGTAATAATATACAGTCGTGTCTCTACTGAAAAGCAGACATTGGAGCAGCAGGAAAGAACAATCAACGAATGGTTGAACTGTCACAATCTGAAAGCTACTCACGAAGTGAAGGAGGAAGGTGTATCTGGTAAGGTATCTTATAAGGATAGAAACCTTGGTAAGGTAGTGCTGCCGATGCTTGATAAGGGTGATATACTTATTGTGTCAGAGGTCAGCCGTATCGGTCGTTCAATGAGCGACATCAACAAGTTTGTGAATGACGAACTGAAACCACGTGGCGTGCGCTTGGTAATTGTGCAGATGGGCATTGACCTTGATTGCAGCCATCTGAAAGCGATTGACGAAATGTTGTTGTTCGCTTTCTCATTCTCGGCACAGATGGAGCGTGAACTCATACAGGAGCGAACACAGAGCGCATTGGAAGTACGCAAGCAGAAGTTGGCACAAGACGGAGAGTTTATCTCAAAGTCAGGTAAGGTCGTAAAGAAGTTGGGCAGACCTAGAAAATGCGATTTATCAAATGCACAGAAGGCGGCATCGGAAAAGCGCAAGAAAGAGGCTGCTGAGAAACCTTGCAACAAGGCTATATGGAATGTGGTTAAGAAGTGTACCAATGACTTCACTGAATTGACTACACCTAACTTTGCGGATGCAGCTATGATGTTGCAGCAGATGGGCGTTTATTCGTCCACGGGCAAGGTATTAACCAAAGAACTGGTAAGAAGTGCGTATTACAATCTACGCTCAGTCTATGGCAGTCAGGTTTATTTCAGACGTGGTTCTGCCAACTATCGTGTAATGCGAGAAAAGGGTATGACTGATGAGGAGATTCAGCAGTATTACAAGGAACTGAATAACAACAACAATAATACAGAGGAGGAATAATTATGTCGGAGATTATTTGTAACAATACAACAACATTCCTTGCAAGACGATTGTTTGATAATGGCGAGTCTTTGGTGTGCAAGGATGATACGTACAAGAGAGTCGGAACGATTGAAGGTTTAATAACCACACTGACGATTACTGGAAGAGATAAGAATATATATTCTTTCCGTATCATAGACGAACAACATCAACCTTATAAAAACTTGACTAAGGTAATATACAATAGATTGGCAGGCGAGCAAAAAGACTTTATAAGCTCGATAGGTCAGATATTTTTAGACAAGCAGGGTTATTGGGTTATGTTCGAGGATTGTAGTTACCCTTATAACCACACAACGTTGGAGTTTCATAAGATTGGTATTTACTCATAAAACGGAAAAAGTTATGGCATTCTTAATAGCAATTTGGCTAATCGGCACATTGTTCGATTGCGCCATGGGCAGAAATAAAGATTAAAATTTCTGCCATACACACAATATAATGACGCATATTGCGTTATCTTCTTGGAAATAATATAAATATTCAGCCCTCGACATCACGGTCAAGTCAGAAATATGAAGATAAATGCAAAAGGTAGTGATATATTTCGTAACAAGATGGCTATTACGATGTACGATAATATGCGTGATAATAGCGATGTTTACGAAAGCGGAGTAGATAAATACGGGATGATATATTTCGCTTACCTTAATGGCAACATTAAACGATATAAGAGAAATGAATTTCTCAAAATGGCAAAAGAAAACGAAGTTTGACAATTAAGCCCTCGCTATCACGGATAAAGCAAAAGTATGAAGAAGAATATCGACAACTACATTGGCAGTATCGTTCACGACAACGAAGATGCCATTATGAATGGTTGGTACAGCAGCATTGCAGACTATATCATCCACAACGCTGAGAATGGTGCAGGTTGGTATGAGTACTTTGATGATTCAGAGACCGAGGATAACTTGGGTGAGCCAACACAAGAGCAAATAGACGAGTTGGAGGCTTATCTTGAAGAGAATTACAACTATCTGCCTGAGTAATATGTATCGACATCCAAAGACCACCTAAGAGCATTTGTTATTCTCCTTGGTGGTAGTTATAATATTACTAATTATTAAATACATTTTCAAGTTATGAAAAAGGTTTTAATGTTTATGGCAATTATGATTGCCGTTGTCGTGCAAGCAAATGCACAAAAAGTTTTTGGTATTGATATTACCACGACTTGCAAGAGATATTGCTATCAGCTTGCAACAAAGAAAGGCTACAAGCCTTACGAAAGTGTTGCTGGCGATAAGCGATTTAAAGTTACATACGCAGGGTACAAAGGTACTGAAATGCACGTAAAATATGACCAATCAAATGATTCTATAACCGAAGTAGCTTTTTACTTTCCAAACAGAACCAAAGAAGAGAAGTCTGATATATATAACGATTTAGTCCGTCAGTTTAAACAGATAGACCCAAACGGAAGTGACTCAAGAATGGATATACCACTTATAAACACACATAACAGAATGTGGGCAGGCAAGGCTGCTATGATATTTGATGAAGTAAGCGGCAAACTATTCGTTTCATATAAATCTAAATACGAGAGAAAGGGTAATACCACAAAGGCAAGCCCAGATATTTAGTTGGTAATTATTCACCAACATATATAACATCATGTTTTTAAAACTTATGATTTTGCTCATGTTTTATGGGGCTTATTGCCTCTTCAAGGGCAAGTAAAAAGTTGGCTGGCTCATTCGTTTGGGTCAGCCTATTTTGTAGAATATGGTGTAAAAAACAAATTAATCGAAGAATTAATAACTGCCAAATGTTAAAGTTTGGTTAAAGGTTTACTTAGCACACGCAAGATTGGAATATTTTTCGTATCTTTGCAGCGTTCAATAAATATATCGGGAGAGAAATAGGAAGCTCTTCCGTCAATTCGGTGGAGCATTTTTTATGCTCTTAATCTTACGAGACTGATATATCCATATCAAAGATATAGGTGTATCGCCCCTTGCACATATCGTAATGGTGTGTGCGTGCTTTCCGATATAGGCATTGAACAAAGGGTAGCGGTACACCATTTTCGTGTATCAACCCAACATTTGTTTAACGTTCAAAAATATATCGAAATGAACGAAAATTTGATTTTAACAAAGGACAGTAACCCATCAGATATTGAGCGTTACTTCCGTGGCGTGTTGGCATTAGACCAACAAGACAAAGTGTTTTCTGTAAACCTTGATGATGTTTGGCAGTTGGTTTACTCTGAAAGAAGCAAAGCTGTTAGAGCATTGAAAGCAAACTTCATTGAAAATGTGGACTTTTTACCGATTGCCCGAGATGGCAAGCGGTCAAACGATGGCAAGTTTGCAGGAGGTGGTACAGATTACTACCTTACTTCCGCTTGTTTGGAGTATTTTGTTGCTCGCAAGGTTCGCCCAGTGTTCGAGGTTTATCGTAGAGTGTTCCATCACGCAGTTGCGCAAGTTCAGCAGCAGCCATCTTTGCAGGAACAGATTCAAGCTAAGTTAGCCTTTGCCGATTGGAGCGCAAAGTTCCTCAACCTGAATGACGCAAGCAAATTGGGCATCGCTCAGAAGATTGGTAAGATGGTAGGCTTGGATGATGCTCTTCCTCAGTCTGTAAACGCAGGAACGGAAAAGCCGATTACCCACGCTGCCACCGACTTATTGAAGTCACACAACGTTGGTATATCAGCACAAGCATTCAATCGTATGCTTGAACTCAAAGGAGTAGTGAAGCACGCCACTCGCCCAGGAAAGCGAGGAAAGGTGCATAGCTGGTATGTTATCACTCCAGCCTTTGATAAGTACGGACAGAATCAGCAAGACCCTAAATTTCAGCAGCAGACACAGATACGTTGGTATGATGCTACATTTATGGAATTGCTCACCATTGTTGGCTTGAACAGCCAGACATCACTCAATTTAAATTAATAGGAGATTACATTATGGATAAGGATATTAAGCAGATTCAGCAAGAATTTGAGAAGAAAGAAGAACAGGAACGTGCTATGAAGAACGTCACCTGCCCTAAGTTGGCAAATACACTGGTAAAGTTACAGCAGGTTTACAACGAGTTCTATGAGGAATATGAACGTGCATACGAAGTAGGCGCACGTGACAAGAATGATAAGATGGAATCGGATTTCACGACATCATTCGACAATATACAGGGTGTTATCGCTACACTTATGGCTAACCTCCTTCAGTCAGATTTGTATAGAGCCGTGCCTTACGAAGTTCAATCATAGCAATATCAAAGTTACATTTCCTCGCTTATCTATTATGGTAGGCGAGGATTTGTTTTATGTAGCATACAAGACGTTTAAACTATCACACCGATAAATCATACCAACGAACTATTTTAACCGCTTACAGAAGAAATTTTCACTATCTCTTTGAGTTCTCAGATATTTTACCTATCATTGCAATGAATTTATCATCTTGGAACTCATATATCTATCTCAGCCCTGCCGTTGGTGCTCAATGGTGGGGCTTTACTTTCGCATTTCTTTTATACCTATCATATCGCCCTGCATCATCATTTTTTTTGTGGTGCAGGGCATTTTTTGTGTTAATTAAACTTAGAAAGGTTAAAGTCGTAAATCCCCGTAAAGCATATTAAATATAGGTTATCCATATTTATCCACAATAAAGCGAGTTAATGAGAAATCAGCTAATTTGGTGGTTCGCAGGAATTTATGTACTTTTGCAGTGCTTGTTAGTAGTTGCGCACTAAACAGCGGACATATAAGTATATTTGAGTGATTATTCACTTCCCTATACGAAACCCTATCCAGAGTTCGGAGCGCAACACGAACAAAGGATAGGGTTTTCACTTTCCCTATTCTTTTTCGAGAGTAAGCAAGTAGTCTTGGTGGCTTGTCGGCTAAATACACTCGGCTACACAGACTTAAAACCCACGTCACAAGAGGCGCATGGTGACACCGCAGGAACTGAAGGCAGAAGGCGGGCAGGGCTGGGCGTACCCAGAAAGCTGCTTAGATTAGGTGCTGTACGATTTGGCAACCGATCCGACCGAAGGGGCTCATTATACTGGGTTCATGTAACTTCGAGTGGAATATTCCTACCAAGCTCTCATCGTTTCAATGAATGATGGGGGAAGGGGGAGAACCACTCTCTCAGAGGTCTATTGCCTGTTTCATATAACCTTTTTATAAGGAACAATATTAATTATAAATCATTAAATATAGGGAAGATGATTACAAATCAAGTAATGAAGAGACCAATGGGTAATTTTTTGGTCGAGCAAAGAACAAAAGATAGTATGTTCAATGCTACAAACTTGCTCAAACAATGGAATGAGTTTGTTGAGCATAATGATGATACACAAAAAGTTGGGTATGTAAAGAAAGACCTTGATGATTTCTTCAATAACAAAGGAATCAAGGAGTTCATCAATGCTTTGATGGAGGAAGAAAATCTACATACCCAAAATTCTGTGTATGTAAAATCGAAAGCAAGGTCTGATAGAGGTGGAGGTACTTGGATGCACCCTATTCTCTTTGTTAAATTTGCAATGTGGCTTAATCCACGATTTGAGGTTCAAGTTATAAAGTTTGTGTACGACCAAATGTTGAAATATAGAAATGATGCAGGTGATGCGTACAAAGAGCTTGGTACATCTATTGGTAAAATTGTCAGTAAGAAGTTTATGCCAGTAGCTATGTGTAAAGTAGCAAAAGCGATAAATTATGTTGTGTTCGGAAAGCACGAACATGAAATGAGAAATAAGCAAGGAGAAGAAGAAAAACAATACGAATTGTTTAATATGGAGAGACAAGTTGCAATGCTTATTAATGATGGTTTTCTTCGCTCATACGACCATGTAATAGAATATTTGAGAAAGAAGTATGTAGAGAAATATTTGCCATCTGTTCTGAAAGTTAAGTAATATACACAAATAAAACAGAATAATATGTTTGGAGAAGAAACAATCACTCGAAAGTGTGTAATCACCCTTATGGGGGGGTACAAAGTAGTAGGCACGTTATCAATGCCGAAACCGAAAAAAGCTATGTTTCCTGAAGAAATGGAACGTAACTTTATCAAGAGTTTTAATCAGTCGCAGCCTAATGCAGTAAACAAGGCTGTTAGTGTTCACATTTTAAGAAATTGATATATGTTTGAATTAGTTGTTATTTTAGTTTTGATTGCTTTTGATTTAGGGTGTTCAATGATGGCGCACAGTCTTTATGTAAAGGTTAACTTCTGGTATCGTCTGATGTTTTGGGCATGTTTTACTTTCTTGCTTTACAAGGCAGGTTTGTTTGATGTTTTAATTAAGTAATTATATGGCTAGAATCACAAGAAGTAAAGCTGCCGAGATACTGGGAGTATCTCGGCAGACTATTAGTAACTACATAGAGCAGGGTCTGATTGGTAGTTATAAAGACCATAGTATCGTGTATGTGAATAGCGAGGATATTGAGAAGTACGCTCAGAAGTACAAAATGCTTGCAGTCAACGAAAAGATGATAGATGATAAGCTCAAAGAACTCAAAGAGCGCAAGAATGCTATTAATATAGAACTTGCCGAAATGAGAAACGCTGCTACAGCAAAGGGGAAATTATCAGCTAATGCAATAGGTATGTTATTTGTGGCGATAGATGCCATTTCTTATCTAGATATTGCGCCTCATATTAGTTATCGTGAATCCCAAATACTAAAAGGGATTATCAAAGGTAAGACTTTTGAAGACCTTGCCGATGAGTATGACCTGACACCAACTAGGATTCGTCAGATAGTAGAAAAGACTTGCGATAAGTTATCACGTAACGAAATTACGATTATCGAGCATATCTCTACCAACAAACATTTAGTATCTGAGGTTGAAAGACTGAACAAAAAAATCAAGGATATGCAGATGGATTTTGATTCCTACAGACGTGAGAAGGGCGATAAACCTACTAGTGATATTGCTATTCCTCCAAAGATTTTATCTGAGAATATCGGCAATTTCGGTTTTCCTGTACGTATTATGAACATATTTAGATATAGTGAAGTATATACGGTTGGCGATTTACTAAGAAAGCTTGATGTTAATTCTTTAAAGAATCTTAGAAATCTAGGAAAGAAAAGCATTGATATAATCCTTGGATTCCTGGAGCAAAATCATTTAGTATTCAAAAATAGAGGAGAATCTGATGAGTATTTCTATATGCGTCTTAACAAATTAATGGACAAAAAATATGAAGAAAATGATTAAGAAAGTATTAGGGTTTGTTACTATCGGCAACGTCAGCGTGTTACTGGTAGCTATGGTTGGCGTATGCTATCTGTTTATCAAGCGTTTTGAGCCAGCTATTTTGTATTTGCTTTTGGCGATTGCGCTTCTTTTTATTAACTTTTTCTTTAAAAAGTATGGCGAAGCACTTAAACTAGCGAAAGAGTGTAACGATAATGAAAAGAAAGCTATTGACTTGGCAAAGGAGTTGAACTGGAAGAACTCGTTAAATTTCTATCGTGCTCGACTTTACGAGGCAAGATTCAGAAAGGAACGTGCATTTGTTGAGTATTGCAAATTTCATATCACATCTAAGGAGCTGATTAGATATACAGATGATTGTGATAGGGATATAGAATCAGCAAAATCCAATATTTACAAATTAGAAAAGGAGTTGCTAGATGATAGTAAAGATAACAACTAGAGAATTAGGTATCACTTATGTTAACCCAAACAGAATAGATTATTATTATCGTGGTTTGGATGGATATACACATGTCGTTGTAAACAGAGAAGAGTTTACTGTAAGTTGTTCGTTTGAACAGTTTCAAGAGTATTTAAATCGTAAAATGTAATATATGGCAGAAAAGACATTAAAACAGAAATTACAGGAATTGAGTGAAGAACCAACGCCATTCTTTCACTCGCTTACACCATTCGCCGCAGGATTTACACAAGGTTTCAATTACGAAAAGAAACGACTTGTTTCTGCATTGGTGAATAACTCGGAAGTCACAAAGGACTTCATCAACGAGCCTATCAGCGTGCCAATAAACGATAGTAGTTTGTTTATGCACGCATTCATTGACGGCTCTGTTGACTATCGCAAGAAGATAGAAACTATTCTATCGAACCAATAGCAAGAAAGGGAGGTTAACAGCCTCCCTTTTTATTTGCCCTTTCAGAAAACTCAAAACGTCATTTAAGTTTTATTTGTTGTCTTTGTTACACTCTAAATCAGCATTCAGGTAGTCAATGACCTTTCTGTTGGCTTCATCAATCTTCTTGGTATCATACTTAATGTAGGTTGATGTTACCGCATTATCCCACATCGCATGACCTAATGCCCTGCCTATAACTTCCATCGGTATATCAATCTCGCTTGCTAGTGTTGCCCACGTATGGCGATTATAGTAGGTTGAAAGGTAAGGAAACATCGGTTCTTTATTATATTCTCTGAATCTGCCTAGTCTCTTTAATCTAGTGTTCAGATTGCTTTCAAAGTGTTTGAGATTGAACTTACTGTTGTCCTTATACTTCAAAAGATATTTCTTGCCTTTGTATCGCTTGATAATCTCCAACGCCTCTGGTTCTACCTTTATATCATACAATCGTCCTGTCTTGTTGCGCTTGTAGCATATTCTGCCGCCACGAAGGTCTGTTGGCTTCAAATCGAGAAGGTCTGATATATTGATGCCAATCAAATAGAAACCTAGCATGAACAAATCCCTTGATTCACGTTGAGGGTTAGTGTGGAACTCTGCATCACGCAGCTGTCTCATCTGTTCTAGAGAAAGACAACGCTTTCTAGTTTCCTCATGTGGAAGTACGTACTTACGGAATGGAAATAGGGTCGTTATCTCGTTGTCGATTGCCCAATTGAATGTTGCCTTGATATTTCTCAAATCAATATGAACTCCGTTAGGCATTCGTCCTCTTTCATATTCATGCTTCACAAACTTATCGAGCCAGTCTTTGGTGATGGTTTCAAATGTACACTTAGCATCGTAGTTTCTGATTCTGATGATAGTCACATCATACACTCTCTTCGTTCCAGCTTTCAGATTCTTGGAATCTGCACACATCTGCATATAGTCGATGAAATTCTTCTCAGCTACCTTGCCACCCTTTATAATCTCTTTCAGATGGCTTTTTAGCATCGGAACGTCCTCACCCTTGTGCAGCAGTATATAGTCTTCCACGTTTGAATATAGCTCTGCCAGTCGCTTAGTTTTTGCCTTTGCAGACTTGTCTGAACGAGGAAATACCATACCATCAAACTTCTCTGTCGATTGCAATCCTGTGTATATATAGAATCTCTTGCACTTATGAGTGATGGAGAAATACACCTTATATGTTTTGTCTTCAACATAAACCTTCATAATTCTATCTCCTATTAGCTTGCATATTACTTGCAAAGTCTATCAGTTTTTATCATATTTACGGGGTTTTTCGGGCGTTTTTTACTGTATATTTTACTCGTTAAATCTCGTAAAGTATTGATACTCAGTGTAAATGCTTATCGCATTAAGTGAAGCTCTATCGGTTCGCCGTTCTTCGGCTCATAGCCTCCCTGCACGCAGAGGGAAGCAACACGTAATTTCTTTTCCATTGTCGGTTATTCTTTTATTTTGTTATAATTGTTCTTCTTAAAGTGGACTCAG